GGGCACGGAAGGCCCGATGCTTTTCTGCGAAAAAAATTCAACAAAATTCACACTTCGTTACAACTAACTTTGCAGAATGAAATGACAGCATGAGAAACGTTGAAAATGGAAAGGCGTTTGCCGGTGGACTCTACCGCGTGGAGGTCGTGGCGGACCTGTTTGGGGTGAGTGTGCGGCGTATCCAGCAGCTCACCCAGGAGGGCGTCCTGCCGACCACCGAAACCCCGGACGGACGCCGGTATGATCTTGTGCCGACGGTGCAGAAGTACACGGCCTATCTGTCCGACAAGGCCTACGGGCGCAGCAAAACGGACAAAGAGGCCGAACTCAAGGAGCAGAAGCTGCGGGCCGAAATCGCCCTGAAAAACAGCCAGGCCGAGCTGCACAAGCTGAAAACGGCCATTGAAAAGGGCGAGTACATCGAGGTCAGCCAGGCGGTGGATGAGCTGTCCGACTTTATGGCAAACTTCAAAAAATTTGCCTATGGAATGACCTCACGCCTGGCCGGCATGCTGACCGGCTATGTGGATGCAACCACCGTGAGAAGTACGCAGCGGTCGCTGCGAAAGGAGTTGGATACCATGCTGAATGCCTTTGTGGACGGGATGCGGCTGAAAGGTGACGACCAGGGCGGGATGAAGGCGTGAGCCGTCGCCCTGCGGTAAAGCCCTATGATCTGCCGGCGTGGATGGCTCCCGCCGTTGAACTGCTGCGCCCGCGGGAGCGGCTGAGCGTGTCCGCGTGGGCCGAGAAAAACCGTATCCTCCCGGACAGCAATTCCATTTCAGGCCCCTGGCGCAATGCTCTCACCCCCTACCTGACCGAGATCATGGACGCCTTCAGCGACGATACCACCGAGCGGATCGTCTTTGTCAAGCCCACCCAGGTGGGCGGCACGTCGGCTATGGAGAACGCTCTGGGCAGCGCCATCGATCAGGACCCGGCGCCAGCCATGATCGTCTATCCTTCCGACGAGCTGGCCGAGCGGACCGTCGAAGCAAAGCTGGGGCCGATGTTCCGCCAGTGCAAGCCGCTGCGGGCCAAGTACAGGGAGCATGAGAGCAAGGTCCTCGCGCAGAAATTCCGGGACATGACCGTCTATCTGACCGGCGCCAACAGCCCGGCCGACCTGGCGTCCACCCCCATCCGGTACCTGTTCCTCGATGAGGTGGACAAGTACCCCGGAGCGACAAAGCGCGAGGCCGACCCCATCTCCCTGGCCATCGAGCGCACCAAGACCTACATCTTCAACCGCAAGATCTTCATGGCGTCCACCCCCACCCTCAAGACCGGCCCCATCTGGAAGGCCAAAGAGGAGGCGGACGCCGAAAAACACTATTTCGTGCCCTGCCCGCACTGCGGCAGGTACATCGAGCTGAAATTCGCGCAGCTCAAATGGCCCAGCAAGGACGACGTGCCCGACCGGGCAAAGCGCGCCGACATGACCACCTACCTGTGCCAGGAGTGCGGCTGCATCATCACCGACCGGGACAAGGGCGCCATGCTGCGCGCCGGCCAGTGGCAGTACGTCCGGCAGGACGCGCAGACGCCCAAGAGCGTGGCCTACTGGATGAACACCCTATACTCCCCGTTCACCTCCTTCTCGGACATCGCGCGGGAGTTCATGAAGTCAAAGGACGACCCCGACCTGCTGCACAACTTTGTCAATTCGTGGCTGGCCGAACCGTGGGAGGATACCAAGCTCAAGACCAACGCCGAGATGGTGATGGAGCGCCAGACTGCCGTGCCGGCCTGGGAGCTGCCTGCCTGGGCCAAGCTGTTGACCGGCGGCATCGACGTGCAGGAAAACTGCCTGTACTGGACCATCCGGGCCTGGGGCGACTACATGACCAGCCAGAACGTGGCGCACGGGCAGGCCCTCTCGATGGACGAGGTCGAGCGGATCATGAACACCGAGTTCCGCGCCCCGGACGGCGGGTCCATGATGGTGGACCTCGCCCTGATGGACAGCGGCGATCAGACCGACGCCGTCTACAATTTCTGCATCGCCAACACCGAGTGGGTGCGGCCCTGCAAGGGCGTGTCCAACCTGCAGGGGCATTACCGCATCTCCACCGTGGACAAGGCCGGCAGCCGGGCCAACGGCCTGCAGCTCATCCTGGTGGACGGCGGCAAGTACAAGGACATGATCGCCGCCCGGATGCGCCGCCCGAACGGCAGCGGGTCGTGGATGGTTCACAAGGACTGCGACCTCGACTACGCCGAGCAGGTCACGTCCGAACACAAGGTCACCGAGCGGGTCAACGGCAGAGAGGTGCAGCGGTGGGCGGTAAAATCCTCCCACGCCGACAACCACTACCTGGACTGTGAGGTCTATGCAGCGGCCGCCGCCGACATCATGGAGGTGCGCTCGCTCTACCTGTGGGACGATGCCGCAGCGGCTGCACAAACGCCGCCGGCCGCTGCGCCGGCGCAGCGCCATCAGCCCGCGCCCGAAGAAGATTGGATCAGGGAAAACGAAAACTGGCTCTGAGGAGGCCCCATGAAAAACACGACCAAAGATAAAACCGAGCTGCTGGGGCAGGTCAATGCGGCGATCAAGACCATCCTGGTCGGCGGCCAGTCCTACAAGATCGGCAGCCGGTCGCTGACGCGGGCCGACCTCGCCATGCTCAAATCCCTGCGGGACGACCTGGAAGCCCAGATTGCCGACGACGACAGCGGGCCGCTACTGGGCCGCACCTATGTGGCCTTTTTTGACGGGAGGTGATGGGGGTGGGCTTTCTCGACGATATGATCGCCGCCGTGTCCCCGCAGTGGGCCTACAAGCGGGAGGCCTGGCGGCAGAGCTATGACGCCCTGCGCCACTACGATGCCGCCGGGTACGGCCGCATCAACTCCCACTGGGCCGCCGTCAACGAGAGCGCCGAGACCACCGACCGGTTCAGCCGGGACGTGATCCGGGCCAGGGCGCGCGATCTGGAGCGCAACAGCGACATCCTGCAGGCCATCGTCCTGGCCTACAAGCGCAATGTGGTGGGCAAGGGCTATACCCTGCGGGCGAATACGGGCGACGATGATCTCAACCGGCGCATCGAAAACCTGTGGCGGCAGTGGTGCAAGGCCCGCAACTGCGACGTCACCGGCGAACAGTCCTTCACCCAGATCCTCCGCATGGCGGTGGAGCGCAAAAAGGTGGACGGCGGCATCCTGTTCCTGTTCCGGCACACCTCCGGCGGCTTGGTGCCCTTCAAGCTCCAGGCCATCGAGGTGGACGAACTGGACGTGAGCCGCACCGAACCGCGCCGCCGCGGGAACCGGGTGGTGGGCGGCATCGAGTACAACGCCTGGCGCAGGCCGGTGGGCTACTGGATACAGCAGTACGACATCGAGGGCTGGCGGATGTTGGAATCGGCCTACGTGGACGCCAAAGACGCCTACTTCCTGTACTCCAAGCGGCGACCCAGCCAGATTCGGGAAATTTCGGACATGGCCCACACCCTGACCCGCATCCGGGACGTCAACGAGTTTATCAACGCCGTCTCGGTTAAGGAACGGATCGCCGCCTGTCTGGCAGTGCTCATCAAAAAGGCCATCCCCACCGGGGGCGGCATCGGGCGCTCGGCCGGCCGCAGCCCCGACGGGCGGGTCGATTATGCCGGCAAGCGGCTGTCCCCCGGCATGATGATGGAGATGGGCGCCGGCGACGAGGCCCAGGTGATCGACCCGCACAGCGCGGCCACCGACGCCACCGCCTTCCTGCGCACCCAGCAGAGCCTGATCGGCGCCGGGCAGGGCCTCAGCTACGAGGCCGTGTCCCGCGACATGAAAGGCTCGACCTATTCGTCCGCACGGCAGAACGCCATCGAGGACGAGGACACCTACGCCGAGGAAGTGGAACTTCTGCAGGAGTTCATGACCGAGGTGTATGAACAGTTTGTCATTTCGTGCTATCTCGCCGGGCTGCTCGATCTGCCCGGCTTCTGGGATAGAAAGGCCGAGTACCTGGCGCACGCCTGGGTCAAGTCGCCCAAGAAGTGGATCGACCCGGCCAAAGAAAGCTCTGCCGGTCAGACTGCGCTGCAGTCCGGGCAGAAAACCTATCAGGACATCTGCGCCGAGCGCGGCAAAGACTGGCGGCAGGCGGTGGACGAGACTGCCGAGGTGCTGGCCTACGGCCGCGAAAGGGGCGTGAACATGGAGGAGGTGATTTTTGGAAATGGCGCACAGATCGCAGCCCAGCAAAGCGACGACCCCGAAGGAGCCGAGGAATAAAGACCGCGCCACCCGCAGCATGGGCCAGTTCCTGGCCCGCGAGGAGGACGGGCAGGACAGCCGCCGGCGCATCCTCAGCTTTTCCAGCGAGGAACCGTACCAGCGGTGGTTCGGCCCGGAAATTCTCGACCACGCGGGGGACGCCGTGGACCTTGCCCGGCTGAACGAGGTGGGGGTGCTGCTTTTTAACCACGATGTGGACCGGGTGGTCGGCAGGGTGGTCCGGGCCTGGGTCGAAAACAACCGCGGCATGGCCGAGGTGGAGTTCGACACCGACGAGGACGCCGAGCGCATCTTCGAGAAGGTCCGGTCCGGCACCCTGAAGACCACGTCGGTGCGGTACCGCGTCGATGTCTGGGAGGAGGTGGCCCCCGGCAAGAAGTCGCAGGACGGCCGCTTCACCGGCCCCTGCCAGATCGCCCGGAAATGGACGCCGATGGAAGTTTCCATCGTGTCTGTGCCGGCAGACGCCACCGTGGGCGTCGGCCGGTCCGAAGAAGACGGAGCTGCCGCCCTCGCTCTGTGGGAGCGGCAGATCAAGATCAACCAGAACAAACTCTCTGGAGGTAAACATGAACACTAGACAGGAAGCACTTGCCCGTCAGCAGGAGCTGGTCAACCTTGCCCGCAGCGAGGGCCGCGGCCTGACTGCGGACGAACAGGCTGAATTCGACCGCTGCCAGGCTGTCATCGACGGCGACGGCACCCGCGGCGAGGACGGGGCCGCGCCCAGCCAGGACGCCGCGGCAGAGGCGCAGCGCGCTGTGGAAAACGAGCGCCGCCGGATGAGCGACATCATCAACCTGTGCCGGCAGACCGGCATGGACCCCGCCGGCTACATCCAGGACGGCTCCAGCGTGGAGGACGTCCGCAGAGCTGCGGTGGATTTTCTGATCCAGCACCATGGCCCTGTGGGCGCTCGGATGTCTGAAAGCGGCAGCGACGAGGACAATTTCCGCGCCGCCGCCTCGGACGCCATGCTGCTGCGCAGCGGCATCAGAACCGCCAGCCCCGCCGCCGGCGCCGAGCAGATGCGCGGGCTGTCCCTGCGCGACCTGGCCATCGAGTGCATGGCGCGCGAGGGCCTGGGCACCACCGCCTCGCTGATGCGGATGTCCAAGGACGACCTGTGGGGGATGGCGCAGCGGCAGTTCTTCAACCCCACCGCCGCCTTCCCCGCCATCCTGGACAACACCATCCGCAAGGCCATCGTGCAGCGGTATCAGGCCGTGCCCACCACCTTCCAGCTCTGGACCACCAAGGGCAGCGTCACCGACTTCAAGCCCACCAAGGACCACGAGTACCTGGCGGGCGGCGCCGGCGAGTTTCTGCCTGTCGGTGAGGGCGGCGAACTTAAGCATGACACCCCCAAGACCGACCTGCTGCCCCAGCGCAAGATCAGCACCTACGGCCGCCAGTTCTCGATGACCCGCGAGGCGTTCATCAACGACGACATCGGCTTCATCACCCAGGTGCCCGGCATGTATGCCGCCAGCGCCAAGCGGACCCTCAACAAGCAGGTCTATTCCATCCTGTACTCGAACCCCACCATCTTCGACGACAAGGCCCTGTTCCACGCGGACCACGGCAACCTCGTGACCTCCGGCGCAGCGCCCTCCATCGAGAATATCCAGGGCATGATCCTGAAGATGATGAGCCAGACCGACCCCTTCGGCGACAGCATCACCGTGCAGCCCCGCTTCATCGTGGTGCCGGTCGGCTACGGCTTCACCCTGGCGCAGATTCTCCAGACCGCCCAGATCGAGGTGGACGGCATCGGCAGCCACACCGCCAACGCGCTGTACCAGTACCGCAACCAGCTCCAGGTCATCGAGGACGGCACCCTGAACACCCTGGCCGGCACAGGCGCCGTGCCCTGGTTCATCATCGCCGACCCGAGCTACGCCCGCTGCATCCAAGTGGACTACCTCAACGGCCAGGAGACCCCGACCATCCGCCGGATGGAGACCCCCGGCCAGCTCGGCTATGTGTGGGACATCTGGCTCGACTGGGGCGTCACCGTCGTAGACTACCGCGGCGCGGTGAAGAACCCCGGCGCTAAAATCACCCTGTAAGGAGGCACTACCATGAGCGCAAAGTACTGGCAGAAAGGCGAAGCCATCGACTATACCGCCGCCGCCAAGATCGCCGCCGGCGACGTCGTGAACCTGGCCACTCGCATCGGCGTGGCCGCCGCGGACATCGCTGCCGGCGAGACCGGCGCCGTCCATGTGACCGGCGTCTTTGAGATGCCCAAGGCCACCGGCGCCGTCACCCTGGGTCAGGCCCTGTACTGGGTCGTGGCCGACGAGAATATTTCCACCGCCGCGGGCACCGAACCCGCCAACATCCCGGCGGGCTGGGCCGTCGCTGCGGCAGAATCCGCCGATACCACCGTCCTTGTCAAACTGCTGGGTTAAGGATGGGCGCGCTTTCTTTCAAGGACTGTGTCGCTGCCGACGTCCACAACGTCTTTCTCAACCCGATGGAGTTTGCCGACAGGCATACCATCGACGGCCGGGAAATGGACGTGGTGGTGGACGACAACGCCCTGCTGGAGCGGGATGCAGCCCGCGGCGGCATCTTCCCTGACGGGATGTACCGGGCGCGCAAACTGATCTTTGTGGCCACCGTGGACTACGGCGGCCGCCCCATGCCGGGCAAGCGCCTGAACCTTGACGGCCGCGACTACTATGTGCAGCAGGCCGACGACGAGGCGGGGATCCTTGCCATTGAGATCGAGGCGGTGAGGACATGATCCACCTGGAAGTCGATACCAACGACGAGATCGTCCGCATCGGCCAGCGGCTTGAAAAACTGGCCTTTGAGGCCCCCGACGTGCTGCGGCTGTCGATCAATGCGGCGGCCCGCAAGGTGCGCAAACAGCTCACCGAGGACGTGGCCGAAGTCTACACCATCGACGACGCCATCCTGCGGGACCGCAGCAAGGGTGCCCCGCGCCTGCAGACCGCAAAGCCCGGCACCATCGAGGCGGTGATCCGCTCCCGCGGGCCGGTCAACGACCTGATGGACTTCCTGGTCCAGCCGTCCAGCGCGGGCGCGCGGGCCAAGGTGCTGCGTTCCGGCGGCATGAAGCCGCTGGAGCGCGGCGGCGCGCCGGCCTTTATCACCCAGTTTTCCAGCGGCCACCGGGCTATCGTGCAGCGGCAGATCGGGCAGACCTACTCGATGGACGGCGCTCGCCGCCGCATCGAGCGGTACGGCTATCCGCACAAAGGGCAGTGGCCCGACCTGACCCGCATCAAAAAGCTGCTCGGCCCGGCCGTGCCCAGCATGATGGCGAACGAGCAGGTGCAGGAGAGCGCCCGCGTGCTGATGTACCGCACCCTCGAAGCTGAGATCGACAAGCGGATCGCAAAGGCGCTCAAGGCGAATGGAGGTGCCAAGTGACCATCGACTTTTTGGAGGACGCCATCAAAGAGGACCTGGAACGGCTCTTTGATGGCGAACTTTTTGCCAGCTCTGCGGGGGACCAGCGGCCGCTGCGCATCATCCTGCAGGACTTGCCTGCGCCCACCGGCTACGATGAGACGACCCGGGCCGGGGACATCCCCGAACCCTGCATCCAGGTCTACATCTCCGGCGGCAAGATTGCGGACGTGAACAGCGCCCAGGAGGTCAGCGTCACGCTCCATATCTGCCTGTACAATGACGGCCACCCGAAGTCTGGGTCTGACCGCCAGGGCTACCGCGGCGTGATGCACATCATCCAGACGATCTACGGGCGGTACGCCCGCAACCCAGCGGTGCAGATCAAGCCCGGCACCTCGGGCATCGAGGGAGGCTCCTGGTGGTTCAAGTTCCCGCTGGAGTGGGAGACAGCCCTCGCCCGGCCCTATTACACCGGAAAAATGACCCTCAAATTCGACGTCCCGGCCTTTAGAACGGAGGACTATTACACATGAACAAGACCAAACAGGCTGCCGAAGCGTCCGGCGGCACCCTGGTCTACTGCGGCCCCACCATCCGCGGTGTGGCGCAGCAGTGGACCTGCTACACCAACGGACTTACCCCTGGGCTGGCCGCTCTGGCCGCAGAGGACCGGGCCGTCGCCGGCCTGGTGCTGCCGCTGGAGCGGCTGCCCGACGCCAGAAAGCAGATCGCGTACAAGTACGGCCGTATCTACACGCTCTATAAGCGCGTACAGGCCGGCCTGGCCGAGAAGACCAAGCAGGAGGTGTAACCATGCCCTATAATCATGGCGTAAGCGTGACCGAACAGGCAACCAGCCTCACTGTTCCTGTAGAGAGCGACGCTGCCTTACAGGTCGTTTTTGGGACTGCACCTATCCATATGCTGGACGATCCTGCAGCCGCCGTCAACAAGCCCATTCTGTGCTACTCCTTCGCTGAGTGCCAGAATAACTTTGGGTACTCGGATGACTTCAAGAACTTCACCCTGTGCCAGAGCATGGACTACTGCTTCCGTGTTTTCAACGTGGCGCCGATCATCCTGGTCAATGTGCTGGACCCCAACAAGTCCACCCACACCACCGCCAACGTGGAAGAAGAAGTCACTGTCCAGGCCGACGGCACCCTACGGTACGACAAGCCCTATGTGCTGCTGAACACACTCGTGGTGAAGAATGCGGAAACGCCCCTGGTCGCTGGTGAGGATTACCTGGCCAGCCATTCGGACGACGGTTCTGTCCACATCGTTGTTCTGGACGACACGGCGGCGGAAGCGGCTACCCTCAAGGTGTCCAGCAAGAGTCTCAAGCCGGACGGCGTCACCGTCGCCGACATTGTGGGCGGTGTGGATGCGCTGACCGGCCAGGAGACCGGCATCGAGTTGATCCGACAGATTTATCCCCGCCTGGGCATGACCGCCGGCATCCTCCTTGCCCCCGGCTGGAGTCAGCAGCCCGTAGTGGCAGCGGCTCTCCAGGCCAAGACCGAGGGCATCAATGGCGTGTTCCGCGCGGTGACCTATATCGACATCTCCACCGACGCAGAGGAGAACGGCGCAGCGGTCTACAGCGGCGTCAAAACCGCCAAGGAAAAGCTGGGCGTTACATCTGCTTTTGCGGCGGCATTGTGGCCGATGATCGCCATTGGCGACAAACGCTACTATTACTCCGCCGCTTTTGGTGCACTGACCGCCTACACCGACAGCACCCACGAAGATGTGCCCTATGCAAGCCCCTCCAACAAGGCGCTGCGCTGCACTGGCACTGTATTGCACGACGGCACCGAGGTGCTGCTGGACCAGCAGCAGGCCAACGATACCCTGAATGCCAATGGCATCGTCACTGCCATCAATGTCAACGGCTGGCGGTCCTGGGGCAACAATACCGCCGCCTATCCGTCTACCACCGACCCGAAGGACCGGTGGCTTGCGGTGCGGCGTTTCTTCAACTGGGACGCGAACAACTTCATCCTGACCTATTTCCAGAAGGTCGATGAACCCGGTAACCGCCGGCTGATCCAGTCGGTCATCGACAGCCAGAACATCAAGGGCAACGGTTATGTGGCGCGGGACTACTGCGCGGGCTACAAGACCGAGTTCCGCGCTGATGAGAACCCCACCACCAGCCTGCTGGACGGTCATTTGACCACCCACACGTTCCTTGCACCCTATATTCCTGCAGAGTTCATCGAGAACATCAACGAGTACGACGTCTCCGCGCTGGAGACCGCCCTGACCGGAGGTGAAGCCGCATGAGTCAGAGACCCATCCCCAGCAAGATCAACAACTACAACGTCTACAACGACAATCAGGGCGGCCGGCTGATCGGCGTAGGCGCAGAGACTACTCTGCCGCCCTTTGAGTCGATGGCCGAGACCGTCAGCGGCGCGGGCATCCTGGGCGAGTTCGACGACCCCGCCGTGGGGCACTTCTCCAATATGCAGTTGGAGATTCCGTTCCGGCTGCTGGACGGTGAGTCCATCGACCTGATGGACCCCAACGGCGTGGCACTGACCCTGCGGGTTTCCCAGCAGGTGATGAACGACCAGATGGCCACGAATTTCCGCAGTATGCGGGTCGTGGTCCGCGGCAAGTGCGCCACCCTCGACCCCGGCACCCTGAACCCCGCCAACCCCATGAACGCGTCGGTGGCCGTCAATATCGCGTACATCAAGATCGAGGTCGACGACGAAGAGCTGGTCGAGCTGAACAAATTCAACCCGCGTTTTGCCATCCGCGGCGTTGATAAACTGCAGAAAGTGAGGGAGCAGACCTGATGAGTGAGAAAAACGAAAACGCAATCGTCCTGCCTGCGGCAGAGAAAAACGAGCTGATCCTTCGCTTTGCGAAGTCCTATCGTTTTGAGGGTGCAGAGTATAGTGAAGTCGATCTGACCGGGCTGGAAAACATGAGCGCGGGGGACTTGTGCGCTGTTGGCAAGCTGGTCTCCCGCTCTCTGGGCGCGACCCCCGTGCCCGAGCTGACGGTGGACTACGCCGTCTATATGGCCGCCCGGGCGTCCGGCAAGCCGGTGGAGTTCTTCCAGCGGCTGCCGGCGAAGGAGGCCATCAAGCTGAAAAATCTGGTCACTTCTTTTCTGTACGGCGGGGATGGAGAGGAATAACCCCGCCTGAGATCAAAAAAGGGTGCATCGCACTCTCTCTCCAACTGCACAGCGGCGTGGACTACTTTTTGTCCCTGCCGCTGGACGAGCTGAACGATATGGCCAGGGTGGTGATTGAGTATGCCAAAAAGCAAGGTCATGGAACTGGCCATCAAAATCGCTGGTAAGGTCGACAAGTCGCTCGGAAAGAGCGTCAAGACCTCATCCAAGCAGCTTAACTCCATCGTTAAGGTGGCCAACCGGGTCTCTACCGGTGTGGCGGCCGGAATGGCTGCGATGGGCACCGGCGCGCTGGCGGCGGGCAAGTACATGACAGGCCTTGCCAACGAATGGCAGCAGGCGACCACCCAGGTGGCCAACGCCACCGGGGCTGCCGGCCGGGAGCTCGAAACGCTGCGCGGCGTCATGGAGGATGTTTACGCATCCGGCTTTGGCGAGGATGTGGCGGCTATCGGCGATGCTGTCGCCATCGTGGACCGCAATATGAAGAGTCTGAGCAAGGGAGGACTGGCTTCTGCTACCAAGGGTGCCCTGGCTCTGCAGCAGGCTTTTGGCTATGACGTGGCGGAAAGCACCCGCGCGGCCGAAGCCATCCGCAAGAACTTCAATGTCTCGGTCGAAGATGCCTTTAACCTGATTTCCACCGGTGCGCAGAACGGACTTGACTTTTCGGGCGAACTGATCGACTCCATCAACGAGTACTCGGTCCAGTTTGCCAAACTCGGCTTCTCGGCCGATCAGATGTTCCAGGTCTATCAGGCCGGCGCAGACGGCACGGCCTGGAATCTGGACAAGGTCGGCGACGCCGTGAAGGAGTTCTCCATCCGCGCCATCGACGGCAGCGACACCACCATCGCGGCATACCAGGCTCTCGGGCTGAACGCCGACCAGATGATGGACAGGTTCGCTGCGGGCGGAGAAGGCGCGAATAAAGCCTTCTTCGACGTCATTGACCGCCTGCTCGACCTGGACGACAAGGTCCAGCGCGATGCTGTGGGCGTCAAGCTGTTTGGCACCATGTGGGAGGACCTGGGCGTGGATGCTCTGCAGGCCATGGCCGAGGCCTCCGACGCCGCCTATGCCGCCGGCGATGCCATCGAGCAGATCAACCAGGCAAGCCTGAGCGGCCTTGACAGCACAGTGCGGCAGATTGGGCGGCAGTTTGAGGTCGCCATGCTGCCCGCTGCAGAGCGGGTCTACAGTACCCTCACCGATCGTGCACCAGAAATCGCGGATGCCATCAGCAGCCTGTCCCCCGTGGTCGAGGAGATCGCGGGGGATTTTGCCGATATGGCGACCGACGCCATCACCGACGGCCTGCCCGAACTGGTGGATGGTATCCGCGATTTTGCATCCTGGGCCGGGACAGCCTACGACAAGGCGAAACCCTTCTTGGACTTCCTGTGGGAGCACAAGGGCACTGTCATGGCCTTTGCTGTCGGCCTGCGGGCGGTTGGCCCGGCGGTCAACACGGTCACCAAGGCCATGAATACCGTTTCCGCCGTCAAGGACTGGGTGAGCAGCATCAAGACGGGCCTTGCACTGTTCCAGGCATCCGGCGGCTTGGCTAAAGCCGTGGGCGTATTCAAGGCACTGGGTTCTGCCATGATGGGGCCTCTGGGCATCCTTCTGGCTATTGGCGCGGGGCTTGTCCTGCTCTACCAAAACTGGGACAAGGTCAATGCGGCGGTCACGAGCTTCATTGTTTCGATCAGTGAAAAGTTCCCGACAGCGGCCGCTGCCCTGCAAGCCTTCTGGAGCGGCATCCAGGCCGCAGCAGGCAACGCCAAAGCAATCATCCAAAACCTGTGCGATTTTGTGAACAACGTCTTTGCCGGCAACTGGGAAGCCGCCTGGCAGAACATCGTAAACATTTTCGGCAACCTGTTTGGGATGCTTGGAAACATCGTAGCAGCCCCTATCAATGCTGTGATTGCTCTCATCAACAAGGCCATTGAGGGAGTCAATTCCATCTCGGTGACCATCCCGGACTGGGTGCCGGTCGTGGGCGGGTCCACTCTCGGTTTTGACATTCCAACCATTCCGTCGGTCCCGCAGCTGGCAGACGGCGGCGTGGCTACTGGGCCGACCCTGGCCGAGATCGGCGAGGGCGGCGAGCCTGAGGCGGTCCTGCCGCTGTCCAAACTGGCTGCCATGCTGGACGGCCGCGGCGGAAAGCCTTCTCCTGCCGGGACGCCCCCCGGCGGAAAGCCTTCTCCTGCCGGGACGCCCCCCGGCGGCGACACCATTGTGTGGTCGCCGGTCTTCAATTTCTATGGCTCGACCCCGACTCGACAGGAAGCTGAAGAAGTAGGCCGTATCAGTTTCGCGGAGTTCAAGCGGCTCTACAACCAGATGAAAGCAGAAGAACGGCGCAAGAATTTCCGCATCGGCGTGACTTGAGGAGGCATCTATGGCAAGCACTTACACAACACAGCAGGGCGATGCCTGGGACCTTATCGCATACCGCGTCTATGGCGACGTCAAGTATACCGGCTGGCTGATGCAGCACAACTTCCCGCTGCTCGACACCTTTGCGTTTGGCTACGGGACCGTCCTTCAGACGCCGCCTTTGCCGACCCCTGACCCGACTGTCAACTTGCCCGCCTGGAGGATCACTGCATGAGGACGCGCAAAGCGAAAGCCGAGCTGACCTGGAACGGCGCCGCCATCACCACCGACATGGAGGGGTACAAAGGCACTGTGACCTATACCGACCCTGCGGAGGGCGAATCTGACAGCATCGACGTCGAGATCAACGACCGGGACGGCCACTGGGCGGATGATTGGCTGCCGCAGCCCGGCGATACCATGACCGCAAAGATCAAAGTGCAGGATTGGGACGGGGAAGGGGATGACCGGGAGCTGGACTGCGGGGCGTTTGTCCTCGATGATTTCAGCTTTTCCGGCTGGCCCCGGACCGGGACCATTTCGGCAGTGTCGGTCCCGGCCGACCGGTCCTTCCGGGCCAGCTTGCGGAACAAGGTGTGGGAAAAAGCTACCCTGCAGGCCATCGGCAGCGAGATTGCATCCCGCGCCGGCATTTCTCTGTCCTGGGAGGTGAGCGGATCGCCGCCGACCATCCAAACGGTGGAGCAGATCGAGCAGACAGACTGCGAGTTCTTCACCTCCCTCTGTCAGGACTACGGCCTGTTTGTCAAGGTCTACTCCAACAAACTCGTGGTATTTGACCGGGAGGATTATAAGGCCAAAGGCGCAGTGGCTACCATCCGGCCATCGGATATACAGTCCTGGTCCTGGCGGCAAACCCTGGATGGGACTTACACGGGCGGAGAGTACACCTACACTGACCCGACCACCGAAGAGGAAATCAAGGTCACGGCCGGCGATATGACCCGCCCGCTCAAGCTCAATGGGAAAGCAGACGACCAGGCAGACGCCCAGCGCAAGCTCAACGCCGCCATTGCCAACGCCAACCATGGAGCGATCACGATGACTGTTACCATCACCGGCCGGCCCGACCTGGTGTCTACTCAGTGCATCGAAATCGCTGATATGGGCGGCCCCATCTCCGGCAAGTATTTTTTGGACAAGGTCACCAGCCGTGTAGGCAGCGGCTACACAGTCGACCTTGAAATGTCAAAGGTGGTGAGTGGATGACCAGACATGAGGTCCGGGTGGGCAAAGTCTCGGCCATCGACTATGAGCGCGGTATGATCCAGGTGGTCTACCACGACAAGGACGACGAGGTCACCCGGTATATCCCATTGTTGTCCCACGAGTACATGATGCCTCCTGTGGGCGCGCTTGTCGCAGTGGCACACCTGACCAACGGCAGCGAGGCTGGCGTGGTATTCTGGCGGCCGTGGAGCGATAAAAACGTGCCCCCGGAGGGTTACGAAGGCTTGTACCGCAAGGATTTCGATTTGGAGCCGTGGAAGTGCTACATCCGCTACGATGCCAATATCCCGGAAAGCCTCTACCATACCGAAGGCGACGATTATGTGGAGATCGTTGGCAAACAGGAAACGCTCGTTAAAAAGGACCGCAAAGATACGACCGAGGGCAATAACGAAGAGCAGGTAACCGGAAACAGGACTGTCACCATTCAGGGTAACGCCGACGTCACAGTCAAAGGCAAGCTGACCCTCAAGGTGGGCAGCTGCACCGTGACCATCGACGGCGGGACAGTTACGGTAGATGCCGCAAGCAAGCTGACTATGACCGCACCGAATATCACAATCGATGGGAATACGGTCAACATCACCGGTGCATCCGGTGACTGCGTCATCAGCGGCGTGAGCCTGGTCCATCACGTGCATACCTGCCCGGCTGCGGGCGCGCCTACATCGCCGCCGCTTGGATAGGAGGTGTATGAGCCATGATCGGCACGCTCGGCTCAAATATCGTATTTCGGGTGAGCGACAGCTATGCGCTCACCTTCAACGGCATGACGCGGGATGTGACTAGCCGGTGGGCCGTCCACGAGACCCCTGGCATCAAGCCAAAGCCCGAGTTCCTTGGCCCCGGGCTGCAAACCATCAGCCTGCCCATTACACTTTCGGCAAGTCTGGGCGTCCGTCCCCGGTCTGTGCTGGAATCCATCGAACAGATGGTGGAGAACGGTGAGGCAGAATATTTCATCCTGGGCAACCGACCTGTGGGCGCCAACCGTTTCCGGATCACTGGGGCGAGCGAGACATGGGACCTGATCTATAACAAGGGCGAGTTGGCCCGCGCAAGCCTGACCATTACACTGGAGGAGTACACATGATCTTTGATTTCCAGCTGGAGTACACCTTCGCGGATGACCGTCTGGCCGATATCGACCGGCAGCTCAAGCTGCTGCTTACTACCCCCATCCACACCATGCCGCTTGATCGCGAGTTTGGGCTGGATATGTCCTATGTAGACCTGCCAAGCGAAACGGCAAAAGTCCGGTATGTGGCCGAGCTGACCGAAAAAATCCCCAAGTTTTTTCCCTTTCTCCGCCTCCAGCAGATCGACTGGACGGTGGACGTTGAGGGGCACGTCAAAGCAAAGGTGGTGGTAAAGAGTGCTTGACTGGGAGAGCGCGCTTGCAAATACCCCCGATATTTCCTTCATCGATGACCGCGGTGTGAATGATATCCGCAGCGAGATGGTCGCTGACTATGAGACCTATATTTCCGCGGCCACTGGCGAGACTGTCACTCTTGACAGATCGAGCCCGCACCGGATGGAACTGTACGCTGCGGCCGACCAGATATACCAGGCGATGCAGTACATCGACCGGGCAGGCAAGCAAAACCTGCTCAAGTACAGCTATGGCGGGTTCCTCGACAACCTCGGCCTGTTCAAAGGAACGACCCGCAACCAGGCGACAGCTGCTTCCACCACCATCCGGTTCACTCTGTCGGCAGAACGGCCCTCAGTTGTTTCTATTCCCAAGGGGACGCGGGTGGCGATGGAGGGCGTGATCTACTTTGCGACCGACGAATATGCCGAAATCCCCATCGGCGGGATGACCGTTGACGTTCCGGCTACCTGCACGGTGGCAGGGGAAGGAGGCAACGGCTACGAGATAGGCGATCTGTCCACCATTGTGGACCCGGTGCCGTATGTGGCCAGCGCCAGCAACATCACACCCACCAGCGGCGGCGCAAACATCGAGAGTGATGAAAGCTACAAAGAGCGCATCTACCTTGCCCCCGGCGCCTATTCCACGGCGGGGCCCGAAGATTCCTACATCTACCATGCCAAGTCCTACAGCCCTGCGGTGGGCGACGTTGAAGTCACCAGCGACCAGGCTGCCGGAACCGTGGACGTGGTGTTCCTCATGACCGACGGCTCCAAGCCGAATGAAGATGCCATCGATGGGATGCTCGACTATCTGTCCGCCCGCAACCTGAGACCGATGACAGACCTAGTCCGGGTCGCCGCGCCAGATGAAGTGCCTTATACCATCGCCCTGACTTACTACATCAACCGCAGCGACAGCGCCCGCGCTGTATCCATTCAGCAGAGCGTCACGGTAGCTGTCAGCGAATATGTATCCTGGCAGCGCACCATCGGCCGGGATATCAACCCGGACGAGCTGCGGGCCCGCATCATGGCCGCCGGCGCAAAGCGCATTGTGGTCACCGCGCCCACCTATACGGTGGTGCTCGGCACCAAAGTGGGCGTTTTGCAGGGTGATCCGTCCGTGAGTTACGGAGGGCTGGAAGATGATTGAACTAAAAGGCAGTCTCTTTACCCAGATCATGCCGGACAACCTGGCCAGCCAGGTTGAAACACAGGCGTTTGCCTATGCGCTGCACATCCAAATCGACAAGCTTCTGGCCTATGCAGATGCCTGCCGCAGCTATGCCGCCATTGACACTGCGCCAGAGTTTTTGCTGGATTATCTGGCTGTGGAGCTGCGGACACCGGCCTACCGCGAAACATACCCCATCGAGACCAAACGAGACCTGGTCAAGGCATCGCTGCTCTTCTATTGCAAGATGGGCACGCCCTGGGCGGTTGAACGGCTTATGAGAGCTATATTCGGTGGCGGCCACATCGCTGAGTGGTATGAGTACGACGGCGAGCCGCACCACTTCCGGGCAACCATCGAAACTTCCGCTGGCATCAGTCAGGAGGACGTGCGCGAATTTTGGCTCATCCTTGCCTCAGTCAAGCGTCTGTCATCCTGGTTGGATGATATCACGACCGTGACTGAGATGACCACCGAACCGCCCATCCACATTGGGACGGCAATGTGCGGCACCGTCATGGAAACCACACTCCCGCCGGCCTATGTGGATGTGCAAGCCATCCTCTATGTGGGAGCTGCGCAGTGCGGCACCATTATGCAGACCGTGCTGCCGAACATCAAGGAGGGATAACATGGCAAATATCTATGGTTTTACAAGCCCGACTGCCGGCCGTGAATTGATTGCGGGTCTGCTTGCAGGAGAGACCCTGACCATCACCAAGGTGATGGTGGGCACCGGCAAACCCGAAAATCTGGACCAGATGGCGGCGCTGACGGATCTGATCTCGCCGATGGCTTACGCGACGTCCACAACCCCGGTCCATTCCGGGAGCACTGTGACCATGACCATCGAGTACCGTTCCGACCTCAACGGATCACTGGCGGCAGGTTTTTACCTCAACGAATACGGCGTCTTCGCCAAAACCGAGACGTCCGAAGAGACCCTGATTTATTACGGCAGTCTGGGCGACTATCCGCAGTGGGTCAACGCCTATAGCCCTGGCCAGCCCCCGGATATCCGCCGCTTTCCCATTACCATCGTAGTGGCGGACGAGGTCAACGTCAACGTGCAGTACACGGCAGATGCCTTCATCACCGCCGAAGAAGCTGAAGCCCTGCTGAAAAGCATGATTGATGGTGTGGTCGGCGCCTCCGATGTGGTGGGCATCACCATCCCCGCCTCCGCGTGGGTGCCGGGAGGAACCGGGCTGTATCACTACCAGGCGGATGTTGCCTGCGCGTTGGCACTGGCTACACACTTCCCGGTGGCATCTCTGCACGATGATGCCCTGGGCACTGCGGCGGCAGCCGGTGTTGCCCCTATCATGCAGACATTTGCAGGCAGCGCACGCTTCTATGCGCAGGCCATCCCGGCCGACGATATGAACGCCACACTGGCCCTTATCTCGGGCAGCGAAGAGCACCCCGGCGACGGCCGCGGCATCGTCAACATGGGCAACACCATGCGAGTCAACGTCCCCGGCGGCGTTGCGGGCCTTGACGAAGACGGCAAAGTCCTGCCGAGCGTGCTGCCGGATGATATGACCGGCGGCTTCATTCAATACACCGGCCAGTTCCCGGCCAGCCCGAAGCCCAACACGCTCTACGGCGAGACTCTCGCGGATTATACCTGACATGGAAGATCGGATCGAATTCTCCCGCCCTATGAGCGAGGTGAGCTGTATTGTCGGCAATCTTTTTGCGGAGCTCGACCCGCCCTGCGGTGTGAGCGGCGGCCGGAAAGATGTACTGACCATTTTTGGCAGAACACGAGCCACCGGCGACTGCGCCGTCCTGCGAGTGTACGCAGACCGCTGCGTATACACCGGGCCGCCCGACGACCTCGAAGCGGCGATGGGCGGATGCTGCCCGGAGAAGGGAGGCTGCCCAAATGGGGAATAACGCGAAAGACCTGCTGCTTGCGGCCAAAGCCAGAGACCTGCTGATCTACACCCGCAAAAAGACAAAACCTGTCAACAGCGACGTGGACGCGCGAGACGTGGCAAAGCTGCTGCGCCGGATCGCCGAGCTGGACGACCTGGGCAAGGCCCGGGAGGTCTGCACAGCCACCGCAGGCGCGCTCAAAAAGCGCAGCAAAGATGGATTCTCCAAGGTTGCGTTCCGGGATTTTGGCCAGGATATGCGGGATATCACAAAAGATATCCTGCGCGGCATCTATGCAGCCAACAACATACCGTTTGCGGCTGAGCCTGAGCGGCGCATCGCCCTGATCGACGAGGTGCTGAATAACGCCGCACTGCTGCTGGAGTACATCTCCATCTGCAAAGAAGCTGAAATCATCAGCGCGCAGACCGCCGGCATCTGGTCCGGCAAGGCAGTGGACGTCAAGCGCATGGCTGCAAGCTGGCGCATCAACAGCGCCCAAAGGGCACAGGCCCTTAAAACCAAAGGGTGTACGCGGCAGGGATGACACCCTGCCGCTTGCGTTAGGGAATGGCCCGTAACGGCCCCGCCCGTGCCTGGTCCCGGTCGCCGAACCTCAACAACAACAACGACAACAACAACGTCTGTACGGTGGAGGCGGACGGCGATGCGAACAACTGGAACTGCAACAATTCTTATGCGGTCGCGCCCGCTCCGATGAACGCGAGATCGAGTAACGCCGCGCCGCGCGGCGCGAAAGCAGAACACATCATCAAAGGGGGCCTATTTCCTGTTGAATGCCTGCCGCTTGTTGCAGGCGGACGACAAACACATCGCACCGAGGCCGACGCCCACTGTGTGAGCGCAGCGGCTGCCGCGAAAGCGGGCCGGTGCTGGGTCCTTGCATCAACGCGGGACAAACATGACATACGAAGAAATTTGCGACTTTGAGACGCTTTACACCGCCTACCTTGCAGCCCGCAAAGGCAAGCGGAAAAAGCGGAGAACGCTTGAGTTCGAGGAGAACCTGCTCGAAAACCTGAAAGACATTTCGGACGACCTGTCAAACGGCGTTTATCAGCCTGGGGAGTTTGAGCGCTTCAAAATTTTCGAGCCGAAGGAACGGGACATCGAAGCCCCGGCATTTAAGGATAAGGTTATTCTGCACGCCGTCGCAGACAATGGTCTGTACGATGCCATCACGTCCAGCTTTGTGCGGAATAACTGCGCGAACCAGCGCGGAAAGGGCACCGCAGACGCCGTAATCAGGCTGAAACAGTGCTTTGTGCGCTACTACGCGCAGTATAAGACTGCCGATGGCTGGATTTTGAAGTGCGACATCCGGCATTTCTTTGCCAGCATCGACCACGACATTCTGAAAGCAAAACTGCGGAAAGTCGCCAGAAAACACGACATCGACCCGCGCATTTATGACCTGCTGTGCGTCTACATCGACAAGGCAGAGGGCCTGCCGCTGGGCTATCAAACCTCGCAGCTGTTTGCCTTGCTGATGCTGGACGCCCTCGATCATTACATCGAGGAGGAGCTGGGTTTTCGGTTCCACGTGCGGGGCATGGATGATTTTGTGGTGCTTGCACCGACCAAAGAAGACGCCGTGCGGCTGCTGGATACTATCCGAAAAGCTGTCCATGACAGCAAACTCGAACTTAACAAGAAAACGGCCATCTTCCCCATGCGCAACGGCGTGGATTTTCTGGGCTACCGCACCTATCTGACCGAGACGGGCGCGGTGGTTCAGAAGCTGCGCAAAAGCTCCATCCAGCGCATCCGAAAGCGCATCAAACGCTGGCGGCACGACTACGCAGAGGGAAAGATCACAGCCGAAAAGATCAAAAGCAGCTTTTTGGCGTGGGATGCCCACGCGGCTTTTGGGGACACCTACGCTTTGAGGCAGAAATACGCGAAGGAGGTGGGCGAAATTATCGGGGAGCCGATAAGAATCCACAAAAAGATCAATTCGACGCGCATCCAAAGGGAGAAGCGCCGGGAAAAGCAGTACCGCTGCATCGAAGCAAAGCGCAAGCGCCAATTTGCCATGCAGGCAGGGTACAGCAAACCCGGAGTTCCCCCATGGAGCGAATAAGAAAGGAAGGTGTATATGCCGACTGTAAAACTCGGTACAAAATCCGTCGGGAGCATCATAAAACTGAATGAGCTCGGGAGGCCTGCAAACTATATCATCATTCAGCAGGGGCTCCCGTCCTCCGGAAACTATGATGCGAGCTGCAACGGCACCTGGGTGCGCCGTCAGAGCGCCGTGGCAGAAAAAGAATGGGATAGTTCCAATAACGATTACGCAAATTCCGACATACACTCGTGGCTGAATAACACCTATAGTGGATTTCTGGCCATGTTGGATGACGACATCCACTCCCAGGGCGTCCTGAATGTAAAAATCCCTTACAGACCCGGCAGCGGTATGAGCAGTACTGTCAACAGTGGCTCGCGCGGCTTGAGCTGCCGTGCGTTCCTGCTGTCCATGTTGGAGGTTGGACTTACTCCGGGATACAGCCCGAGAGAAGGCGCCACTCTCTCCTATTTTTCGAGCGGGGGTGCATCCAGGCGAATCGTCAACTACAATGGTTCCCCCGCCCGTGCCTGGTCCCGGTCGCCGGACCTCGGCGCCGACGACGGCAGCGTCGTCTGTGCGGTGGAGGCGGACGGCGGTGCGGACTACTGGGGCTGCTACGATTCTTATGCGGTCGCGCCCGCTTTGATCCTGAACTCTGATCTCTGGGTCTCTGACGACGGCACACTCTCGATCAACCAGCCCCCCAGCGCCCCGTCGAGCATCGCAGCCAGCAACGTGATCGGCAACCAGAACGCCACCGTGACCCTCGGCGCAGCGACCGATGAGGATGGGACCATCGCCAACTACATCTACGAGCGGCAGGTGGACGGCGGCAGGTGGACGCAGTTTGCGAGCACCAGCAGCCTGAGCGTTACCGACAGCATCAACGACAGCTGGACGACCGTGACCTACCGCGCCAAGGCGGTGGACAACCTGGGCGCAGAGGGCCCGTATGCGACCAGTCAGGCATACACCGTCGTGCACAACCAGCCGCCGACGGCCCCGGGGTCCATTAACGCGACCAACGTTGTGGGCGGCCAGGATGCGACGATCACCATCACGGCGGCCACCGACCCCGACGGCACGGTGGAGAGCTATGTGTATGAGCGCAGCGTGGACGATTCGTCGCACTGGGACATTATCGCCACCACCAGCGCTCTGAGCACCACCGATACCATCAGCAGCGAGTGGGGCACGGTGGCCTACCGGGCGAAGGCTGTCGACGACGACGGCGCGTCCGGCCCCTATGTGACCAGCGAGCAGTACGACGTCAACGTCGGATGGGTGCTGATTGGCGGCCCCAGCACCGCAATGGGTCAGCAGATCAAGCCTTTCACCCTGAGCGCCAACATCGGCGTTTCTGGCCAGACCGGCGTCACCGGCATCGCCGTGACCGGCTACCTGGACGGGAAAAAAGTCCTGGATACGACCATCAACCAGAATGACAACGCCGAAATCTACGTCGACACCCGCATCCTTGCCAGCGGTCAGCACACCATCCAGATGACGGCCGAAAAGACCGACCTGCTGCCCGCCAACAAGGCGTGGCAGTTCGCCATCCCGTTCAATGCCCTGCCGGACGGCGGCAAGGCCGAACAGCTGAGGGACGAACAGGGGAACCCCATCTTCCCGCGCACCACCTCGCAGCAGGTCATCGGCAAGAACGGCCTGCCGGTCCAGAACGACCTTGACAACATCGAGAAGCGGTTCAGTGGTCTGACCGGGCATCTGGAGCCCGTCGATGCGGTGTTCCTCGGCACGGCAGGCGCACAGACCGAGCTCCCGCGCGAGAGCGGCGTCCATTACTGCTTCGGCGTGTACAGCACAGCAGGAAGTACAAACTTTACGATGGCACTTATCTCGGCTGGAAGTAGTGCTTCCAAAACACTTGACGGCAATGTGACGATTGGAGCAAGCACCGATAAGTTTATTGTCTCGCTCAACGGTAGCAATGCAGCTATTGTGCAGTATTTCAAGTTCGTGGTGGACTCTGAGGCAGAGATCGTGACCAACCCTGTCGCCCTGTTCACCGCGCTGGAGCAGCCGCACGTCTTCTCGGCCAGCGGCGGCAGCACGTCCAGCGTGACCAGCCAGACCGAGGCGCTGCAGACCATCATCGCGGACAACGCAAACCACAACTACTACGTGCTGACGGGCACCGACGGTACCAAGTACTACATCGCAGCGCAGGACGTCATCCAGCCGAGCACCGGCAGCTTTACCGGGCCCGTGTACCAGGACGACCAGGGCACCACGCTGTATGCGGGACGGACGTTGACGATGGTGGACACCTCCAACGTGGCCGCGCTGTTCCAGCCGCTGGCCGCGACCGTCTACGACGTGACCACGCAGGGCACGAGCGTAAGCGCGGGCTCGAACATCAACGAGACGCTGCTGGCCATGATCGAGGCGCAGCCGACCTGGCACCGGTACGCCATTCCCGGTTCGGGCGGCGAGACCTACTACGTCCTGAGCGAGGCCGTTATCTCACCGGACGCCATGAACGCGCCCGACGTTTACTACTGCACCGACGGCAGCACCTACTACACCGGCGGGACGCTGCTGTTGCTTGCCATCGGCAACGTCGGCGACATCATGACCTTTGCGGGCCAGCAGTGGATTATCTCCCACAAGACCGCATCGGAAGCCTACCTGACGCTGAATGGTCTGTCTGGCAACTCGACTTGGTATGACTTGGACAGCACCTGTCAGACTTGGGAAAACAATCATCTGAATGAAACGCAGAAAGCCATCCTGAAAACCATTACCGCAGACAGTACATCCGGTTTCGTATTCGTTGCCACCAAAGATCAAATGGACGGTGGTTTTAGCTACTTTAACAGTAATAGTAGGAGAAGCGTAGGTGACTATTACTGGATTTCTAGCGAGTATTCCTCGGACAGCGCGTGGAGCGTGCGCTACGATGGGTACCTCAACGGCTACTACGACGACAAGTCGAGCTCGATCGGGTTCCGCCCGTCCATCTGCATCGACCTGACCAAGCTGTAAGGGGGTGAGCGTATGTACATTTTGAGAGACACACCGAGCGCAGAGGGCCAGTATGAGGCCATCCAACAGACCACGCAGCAGATGCCGCCTCCTGGGTACGTCTGGTGGCCTGATTCTCTGGAACGGAACACCTTCGCTCAGTATGATGGCTTCATTGTACCGGTGATTGCGCGCAAGACTGTCAAGAGCTATACGCCGAACGTGGAGGGCTTTCAGGCCCACCAGAAAGACCTTCTGACCCTGTGCAAGGCTGAGCGTATCGCAGACAGCAAGACGGAGTTAGCGGCCTATCTGCTGGCGCATCCGATGCAGTGGACAGACGGAAAGTATTATTCCATCACGGCGGAAAAACAGCAGCAGCTTACCTCGAAAATCATGAGCGCGACTATGGCCCAGACCATGAGCGTTCCGTATAATCTGACATGGAACAGCACCGGTGACGAATGCACGACCTGGACGCTGCCCGATCTGTCCTCCCTGGCGTTTGCGATTGACGCCCGCGTTACGTCTCTGGTCAGCTACCAGCAGGAAAAAGAGGTCGAAATGCAGAATGCCGCAACGATGGATGATCTGGAAGCGATCACCGTCGATTACGATTCCGTGCCCCTCCCTGCTGCATCCACGAACGGCGGTGAGCAGGCGTGAAAACCGCTTTGAAGTGCGCAGCCCTCGCAGCCAGCGGGGGCTGTCTCTATGTTGTGCTTGAGCTGATCGTAAGAGGCCGGAGCCACTGGACGATGTTCGTATTGGGCGGGCTCAGTTTCTTCCTGATCGGGCTTATCAATGAGCTGTTCCCCTGGGGGATGCCGCTGGCCCTGCAAGGTCTGGTCGGCTCTGTCTGCATTGTTACACCGCTGGAGTTCGTAACGGGATGTATCGTCAATCTGTGGCTGGGCTGGGATGTCTGGGATTATTCCAACCTTCCGTTTAACGTCATGGGGCAAATCTGCCTGCCGTTTTCGCTGCTCTGGGTGCTGGTGGCCATGGCCGCCGCCGTCCTGGATGACTGGCTGCGGTACTGGCTGTTCCAAGAGCCTCGGCCCCATTACACCCTCTGGCACTGGGGGGAGGTGTAACCAATGGACTTTAAAGCATCCGACCTTTTGCCCATGCTGCCGCCGGTCCTGGTGGCCCTGCTGAGCCTGGTGGAGGTGTCACCCATCAAGATCAACCCCTGGTCCGGCCTTGCCAAATGGCTGGGGCGGGCCATCAATGGCGAGGTGCTGGAATCCGTTGCAGAAGCCAAAAAGGCCCAGAAAGAGACCCGCAGGGCCCTGGATGAGCACATCCGGGCGGACGATGAACGCAACGCGGATACGCTGCGGATGCGCATCCTGCATTTCAACAACGAACTGCTGCGGGGCGACCGGCACACGCGGGAAGATTTTATCGAAATCCTGGCCGTCATTGACGCCTACGAACAGTATTGCAAAAATCACCCCGATTACCGCAACAACCGGGCCAGCCATGCCATTGCCAATATTGGCCGGGTGTATGACGACCGGCTGAAACTGCGGGACTTTTTGGGGGAAAGGGAGGATGGATAATGCAGACCAGCGGAATCGACGTATCGAAGTATCAGGGCAAGATTGATTGGGCTGCGGTCAAGGCCAGCGGCAAGGCCGCTTTTGCCATCATTCGGGCAGGCTATGGCCGGGCAATCAAGCAGATTGACCCGTTCTTTGCGGACAATTACAAGGGCTGCAAGGCCGTTGGAATGCCCGTTGGCGCTTACTGGTACAGTTACGCCACCGACACGGAAAGCGCCCGGAACGAGGCGAAAACCTGCCTGGAAGCCATTCGGGACAAGCAGTTTGAATACCCTGTGTGGTTTGACCAGGAGTATGAGCCGCGCATCAAGGCCCTGACCGACCAGCAGCGCACCGATATCGTCAAGGCGTTCTGCGAGACGCTGGAAGCCGCCGGTTACTATACCGGCCTGTATTGCAGCCGTGACTGGCTGACAAACTATCTGCTTTCCGGCCAGCTGAAAGCCTATGACGTATGGGTGGCCGCTTATGGGTCTGACCCCGGCAAAGTCCCCCTGCCTTATGGCATGTGGCAGTACAGCAGCAAAGGGCGCGTGCCGGGCATTTCCGGCAATGTAGACCTTGATATTGCTTACAAGGATTACCCCGCCATTATCAAAGGCGCGCACCTGAACGGCTTTTGAAATCCAACACTTTGCTAAATGGTTGTTGCAAGTTTTGCAACTGTGGTTCGTAAAACTTGCAACACTTTTTGATTTCTGTTTGATTTTCGTTTGATTTTTGAAAGGAGCCGCCATGAATGTACATGAGCTGACCTTACAAAATTATGCCGCAGGCGGCGGGTGCCCCTCCGCCTGCCAGCCCACTCTGTACCTTGGTACAGCCGGGAGCTATGGCAATGAGCAGATCAATGTTGTGCTCGGAGAAGGCTGGCATGGACTGACCGTCAAGGCCGTGTTCCAGCCGAGCGGCGTGCCTGTTGTCGTCCCGGACGGCGGCGGTGTGATCTCTGTACCGTGGGAGGCCACCCAAAGCGTGGTCGCCTACCCCAATGGCCGCATCTCTTTTCAGGGGTATGTCTCCGGCCGGCTGGTCAATACCTCTGACGTCCCCTATACCGTGGGCGGCAGCAGTGCCGGCTCTGACAACACCCCCGCGCCTACCCCGGACGAGTTCCAGCAGTTTGTGGATGCCGTCAAGTCGGACGCAGACCGGGCCGCGCAGGCCGCAGCCGACGCTGAAGCCGCCGTGCAGAAGGTAACGGACGCTGGGACACAGGCGGTTACAGACATCGGCAACGCCAAGGACAGCGCGCTGGAAGCCATCGACAAGGCGCGTGAAGAGGCGGCAGGAAGCATTTCTGCCGACGTGGAGGGAGCCAAACAAGCCGCCGCGGACGCCGAGCAATCCGCCGCAGATGCCGAACAGTCAGCCAAGGATGCCGCCGGCGCTCTTGCAAACGTCCAGGCTGCCGGGAAGTCCGCTTTGGACGACATTGCCACAGAGCGGCAGAATACGCTGTCCGATATCCAGAACGAGGGGGCCAAGCAGCAGAGCGCCGTTGCTGGCGCGGGCACTGCCGCGCTGGAAGCCATTGGGCAGACAGAACAGGCCGCGATCAACCAGATCCAGCAGGCCGGTGCAACCCAGGCATCGGCGGTGCAATCCGCCGGCGCGACCCAAATCGGCCAGGTCAACAGCGCCGGAGCCGCCCAGGTACAGGCTGTAAAAGATGAAGGCGCGACCCAAACCGCCGCCCTGAATGATGCCGCGGAAGCCCACAAAAACGATCTTGAAAGCATCGCCTCTCATCCGCCTCAGCCCAACACCGCTACAGGCAAGTGGCAGGTATGGAACGCTGAGACCGGACAATACGAGGACACAGATGCCCTGTATCAGGGTGGCTATTACACCGCCTCTGTAGCGGAGGACGGTACCCTCACATGGCAGGGCAGTCAAGCCGGTATGCCGGAGCTGCCAAGCGTTAACATCAAAGGCCCTAAAGGTGACAAGGGTGACCCTGGTCTTGGCGTCCCCACTCCTACTACCTCTGATGCGGGGAAGGTGCCCACCGTCAAGGCCGACGCCTCTGCCTATGAGCTGGCCGGGCCGTATGCACCCCTTAGTGCGGCCATCCGACCCACCGCCAGCGGCAACCCTGTCAGCATCACCGACAGCGTGGAGTGGCCGTTGCTGGGCCTCAAGGTCTACGGCAAGAGTACGCAGGACGGCACGCCGTCGCCTGAAAATCCTGTGCCGATTGTGAGCGCGGGTGATAGTGGTTCAGTCGATATTGTTATCCATGGGGATAACAAAATACCAAAATTAAATCCTACTAGTTTTTCAGCAAATGGTCTTAACGTAGAGCATGAAAATGGAATAGTGAAAATTCATGGAACTTGTAGTGCTTATACATGGATAAATATATATCCATATATAATGAATGGTACGGCTGATACTTATACAGGTACACCAAATTTCAGGACAAGTTGGTGCTATATCTTGCGATTCACCATTTGAAGCAGTTAGTTTTCGAACAGGAAGTAGTTTAACCACGATACCTAAAGGAAGCAAAAGTATATCCTTAACAGAAGCGGTTACTGGTATATTTATAGAAATTGCAGAAGGAAATACTATTGACTTTGAAGGAACATTTGGTATCTTTGATGATTATACCAACTTCCAAATTAGCACCCCCAACGGCTTGCCCAGTATCTCTGTTGATTGGGGCGGGAATTATACTGATGCGAGCGGGCAGCGAAAATGGGTGGACATTATTGATTACAACAACGAAAAAAAGTATCAGTATATAAATGAAGTTGTTGTTGACGGGACAAATGCAAAATTTACTGTTGGTGCTGATAAACAGTTTTGGAATCTACCAAATAATTCCGCGCTGAATGTTATGGAATTATATGGGATGCAATATGTTTATTTAAGTAATTATTTTCCGGCCAGTGTATTTAATAGTAATGCAGACCTTGATTTTATATGGACTACCCCAAAAAGTATGGCCCCATACTTTGAAACTATCGAGGAATTAAATACTTTTTGCGTTCAAAAAAACACAGAGGGAAATCCTTTAACTATTATGTATGTAATGGATACCCCCATCGAAACCCCCATCCCACCCGAAGAACTCGCCGCATACCGTGCCCTCCACACCTACGACGTCGCCACCGTGGTGAGCACCGTCGAGGACGTAGCGGGGCTGGAGGTTAGGTACGTAGCAGACGCACAGAAGTACATCGACAACCGGCTGACCGCGGCGGAATCGCATATCCAGGAAATCGCAGCCGCACAACTCAATGCCCAGACAGGAGGTTGATACCATGACCCTGAGTTATCGGACCATCAAAGAAGAAATCGAAGCCGGGCGCTATACGGTCAAGCGCGCGCTGGAGATCATCGGCGTGCAGCACGCCCGCCAGCAGATCACCGACGACGAATACAATGAGCTGTACAGCATGGTCACAAACCTCGACGCCAACAACTCCGATGACGAGGCCGCCATCTGGCGCACCCAGGTGGAGCGCCGGCTGAAGGAATTGGAGGAAACAGTGGGGCAGCTGCTTGAGGACAGCGACGAGACTGACCCTGACCCTGACACCCCCGACGGCAGCGCGGACAAGCCCATCGAGGCATACCGCGGTATGACCTACTACAAAGACAAGTACTACCTCGACCCCGAGGACAGCAATACTTACATCTGCACACGCGATCGGGACGACGCCCCAGGCACCGGCCTTGCGTTGTACTACCTGCCGCATGAGTTGGCGGGCATATACTTCCAGACCGTCGAAACCGAGTAACAGCAGCTTTTGTACCGGTTTTTTAGCTGGTATTGCATCTCTTTTAGCATCTTCATTCACTTTTTGAGGTCGATTTAGCAACTGTTATATCTCTAGTTGATCTTTTGTTTGATCTATTGGATTTTCAGTTGAACTATCTGGAAAGGAGAACCACATGAACACCAACATCACCGCCGGCACCATTGCCCGCACCGCCTGCCTGGCCCTGGCACTGACCAATCAGATCCTCACCTGCTTCGGGGTGCAGGTGCTGCCCATCACCGACGACCAGCTGAACACTCTCATCACCACCGGCCTGACCGTCGGCACCTCCGTCGTGAACTGGTGGTACAACAACAGTTTCACCACCGCGGCCCGCATCGGCGACCAGCATATGGCCGCCGCCCGCAAGAAGTAAACCACCGGCAGCCCCCGCACCTGGGGGCTGCCCCTTTTTGTTTTCAGGAGGTACACAGCATGACCCGAGAAGAAAAACGCAACGATTACGAGGGCTTTGTGGAAAAGTTCAAGCCCAAAAAGACCACCGACGACTGTTACACCCCGCCCGCCGTTTATGAGGCGGTCAAGGCTTGGGCCTGCCGGCGGTACGGCATCGACCCGGCCTGCACGGTGCGGGCGTGGTCTACGCCGACAGCCGCATCACCTACCACAACGGCGCCCAGGTCAACACCGCTTTTGTGACCTCCTACGGGGACAACGCAGTGGAGATCACCCCCGATCTCGGCGAGGCCATCAAGGTCGCCCAGCAAAAGGGCCGCACCATCAAGCGGACGGTCTACCAGTACCCGCCCAACCTGCTCACCACCCAGGGGGTGCTTGCCCTGGCCCGCAACGGCGTGCGCTACGCGCTGCCCCGCCGGGAGGCGGTATTCATCCGCGCCCTGGACGCCATGCGGGCCGAGAAGAAGGAAGCCTTCGGCGGCGCGCTGCTGATCTCTGACGCAGCCGCTGCCCGCAAGGCGGCCGCCGAGCAGGCCTTTGCCCGCGATGAGCTGCCCACCAAAGTCTGGCACCTGTCCGAGCGGGAACAGGCCATCATCCAAGAGCTGAACAAAAGAGACGACCAAAGCCCCTGTGCTGCACCTTGACGGTGTGACACAGGGGCTTTTCGCTTTGTCCGGTGGGGTGAATTTGGGGTGAAAGAATGCGAAAACCCGCTTCATAGCACAAACGGAGACAAATTCTGTGAAGCAAAAATCTAGTATGTACGCGGGTTTTCGCAAATGGCAAAACCCTGCAAAAGGCAAGGCCCTTTATTGGTAAGGATGAGGTCTCCAGTTCAAATCTGGATAGCAGCTCCACAGATATAGGAAAATCCCTCGAAGGTATGAGCCTTCGAGGGGTTTTTCTGTTTATGTAATTTCGTAGGTTTTGTCTGGTGGGGTGAATTTGGGGTGAATGTCAAAACTTGCTTTCATTGTTATGAAACGCGCGGGAATAGTAACACGTAATCCGCAATTCCGCAAGTGAATCATTCGCAAATACACGCGATACAGCAATCATTTTATTGACTGCGGCAAATTGCCGGCAAGTTGATTCAGCGTATTTTCAGCGTATTTTCAGCGTGTATTTGCGGATTTACGCATGAGCCCCTATAGACAACGGCAATTGTCTGAGGGGCTTTTTCTTTTGTTCTAAATGTGGTATAATGCCTTCAAAGCCCTGTGCCCCTGGCGGATGCTTTGGGGGCAGGCAGAGGTCCCCCTTTTTGCATACCCCCAGCGCGGTTCAACGCGCCGGGGGCTTTCTTTTTTTGGCGCTTCTGATTCGGAACCATTCTGTTGACGTCAACAAAATGGCCTTTCCGTCTACACATCCCTGCAAAGGCCAACGGCCTTGCCTTCAATGGCAGCTTCTGCCATCTTTTCCCCTATCAAGATGATGGATTCATATAATATTGCAAAGCCGCAATGTGGAAACGCAAATTTTTCAAAAAATCTTGCAAAAACGTATTGACTTACGGAAATGCGAGGTGTATAATAGCGTCAGAAAGGAGGCAACGATCGGATGTTCAACAAAGACCACTTCCAAGCGAAATACATTGAACATGGGCTGAACGCAGCAGACGTAGCCAAAATAATGGGCATCAATCCTGCGACTTTATCCCGCAAGATGAACGGCGAATCCGATTTCACTCGCAGTGAAATTCAACTTTTCCGCTCTAAATTGGGACTGTCCGCAAGAGAGATCGACTATATTTTTTTCTGCTAAATGAAGGAGGACACCACCAAATGAACGACATGACCGTATTTGAGAACCCCGAGTTTGGCTCCATCCGCACCGTCGAGCTGGACGGCGAGCCCTGGCTGGTGGGCAAGGACGTGGCCGAGGCTCTCGGCTACACCAACCCCCGCAAAGCACTTGCCGACCACGTGGATGATGAGGACAAGGGGGTAACGAAATGTTACACCCCTGGTGGCGACCAGGACATGACCATCATCAACGAATCCGGGCTGTACAGCCTGGTGCTGTCGAGCAAGCTGCCGACGGCCCGCAAGTTCCGCCGGTGGGTGACCAGCGAGGTGATCCCCTCCATCCGCTGCAGCGGCGGGTACATCGCCGGACAGAAGGAGCTTAGCCCGGAGGAGCTGATGGCCCGGGCGCTCAAGGTAGCAAACGATGTGCTGGCCGCCCGGGAGGCCCGCATTTCGGAGCTGACGGTGCAGAACGCCATCATGGCGCCCAAGGCGGACTACTTCGACGAGCTGGTGGACCGCAACCTGCTGACCAGCTTCCGGGACACCGCCAAGCAGTTGGGGGTAAGTCAGAACGCCTTCATCTGCTTTCTCAAGGAGCGCAAGTACATCTACCGCGACCAGAAAGGCAAGCTGATGCCCTACGCCGACAAGAACAACGGCCTGTTTGAGGTAAAGGAGTGTTTCAACAACAAGACCGAGTGGAGCGGCGTTCAGACCATGGTGACGCCCAAAGGCCGCGAGACCTTCCGGCTGCTGCTGGAAGGATGCAAGAAGGAGGCTTGACCATGCTTGAAACCATTCCCCGGATGCGCACGGCGGCCGGGATCGTGGCCGAACTCAAGGCTATAGACCCTGACACCGGCGTCACCGAGTATTTCGTCCGGCGGATGATGCGGGAGGGCGTCCTGCCGGTCGTCCGTGCGGGCAGCAAGACCCTGGTCAATCTGGACGATGTACTGGCGCTGCTGCACAGCGGCACCGCCCAGCCGGACCCCATCCCTACAGCGCCCGGCGGCATTCGCCGGCTGGACGTAAAGCTCAAGTAAAGGAGATACACCATGAGACACTTTTACATCCGCAAGGCGGTCATCCTGGCCGTCAGGACGGCGGGCCTCGGTATGCTGGTCCCCGCGCTGCTGACGCTGGGCGGCATCATTGAGGGACCGGTGGACCTGTGGTGGCTGTACGCCCTGGCCTGTCTCGGCTTTGTCTGCGCCAGCTGTCTGCTGATCGGGCTGGGCGAGGCGCTGGACAGAGAGCTGGCCGCCGACCTCAAGGACTGGCAGCAGGTGCCCGTCCGCAAGATCGACCGGAGGCACAGCGCATGAGCGCGCCGGCCAAAGAGCCCCAGCCGCTGGGCAGCACCACCGGCAAACGAGAAGATGTCCGTATCTGCGTCCGCTGCGGCAAGGAGATACAGATGGTAGGGCGTAACGCAAAATATTGCCTGCTCTGCCGCGGGGAGGTATACCGCGAAAGAGCTCGCGCTTACCGAGCCAGCCATCACGCCTCGGCCAATACAGGGGCCAGTCCCAGTGCTCAGAAAATTCGTTTCTGTCAGCGTTGCGGCGTTGAAATTAAGGATGCACGACCGCAGCAGAAATGGTGCGCCGACTGTCATAAAGCGGTCAAGGCGCAGCAATCCAGGCAGTCTTACATACGCCGGCATGAGGCGGCCCCGGCCACAAAGCAGCTGATCTGTCAGCGCTGTGGGCAGTTTTTTGACGTCTCATCTGCGGGCTATGCCAGAGCAAAGTATTGTCCGGCATGCCGGCCCGTCGTGGAATCAGAACAGCACGCAGCCGGCTATGAAAGAAAAAAGGCTGCTCGCAGCTTTGCCGGTCCCTACATGACCAACCCTCGCCCCGCAGACGTCGCCACACGTGCCGCAGCTAAAGCACAAGTTGGAGAGGACCGGTTGCGGCTGCTATCCAATGTGGCCGATTGGGCCGGCATCTCTTATGGAGCGCTGATAGCCAAAAACCCCGAGGCCCGGGCCGAGCTGATCCGGCAATATCAAGAGGAGAAAGGAGAGATTCCATGAAACGCCTGTACATCCCCGCCGTCCTGACCGCCGCGCTGCTGGCGCTGGCTGCCTGGCACATCCGGCAGATGCTGACCCTGGCCCGGGCCGTGGACAGCATCCATCCGTAAACACAAGTTAGGAGCAAAGAACATGAAAACGGTATTTGACCAGATGCAAGAGATTGGCGCAGCGGCCAATATCGAAAATTTCCGGGTCATGCAGGGCTGGAGCTACTTGCAGAAAGTCTCTCACACCGAGAAGGTAGCCCGTACCTTCTACGATCGGAACCGGGCGGAAGGACGGAACGTCCATGTCTCTGTCGGCGGCCTCGATTCCATCACGCTGCATTACTTTTTGGAAGAGATCGGCGTTCATGTCCCCTGCATCAGCTGTTCCACCCTGGAAGGCAAAGGCGTCCAAATCGTACACCGCCAAATCCGGGACGAGATGGCGCGGGATTACGCCGACTGGGAAGCCTGCAACGGCGCGCTCCCCCAGGACGAGATCGACGCCATCGAGGACCCCGCGCTGCGGGCTGACGAGCAGCGCCGCCTGGACAGCATCCCGCCCAGGCCCGAAATGTGTTTTTTGACCCCCATCAAGCCAAAAGTGCAGGTGATCCGGGAGTTTGGCTGGCCGGTGCTGTCCAAAGAGATTGCTGGCAAAATTGCCCTACTGCAGAACCCGAGCGACAAGAACCGCACCGTCCGCCATGCCATCATCACAGGCGAGACGGGGGAATACGGCGGCAACCAGAAGCACAGCCGGATGAAGATGAGCCAGAAGTGGCTGGAAAAATTCGGCGGGGCGGACGCCGAAGGAGCCGCCCTGGGGTACGCCGCAGCCCCCTTCAAGGTGAGCGACCGCTGCTGCTACTACCTCAAAGAAAAGCCCTGCAACGATTGGGCCAAAGCGCACAACAGTGTGCCTTACCTCGGCCTCATGGCCAGCGAAGGAGGCCGCCGCCAAAAGGCCCTCATGATGCACGGCTGCAACTATTTCGGGGAATCTACCATCCGCAGCGCTCCATTCGCCATATTCGACCGGCAAGACCTGTTGCAGCTGGCCGTTGACCTGCACGTTCCTGTCCCCACAGAGTATGGCGAGATCGTTCGGGGCAAAGACGGACTGTGGCGCACTACCATTGCACAGCGCACCGGCTGCACCATGTGCGGCTTCGGAATCCACCTCGAACAGCGGCCCCACCGCTTCGACCGGCTGCGGGACGCAAATCCCTCTGAATGGGAGTTCTGGATGCGCCACGTCTGTCAGGACGAAAACGGCGATTGGTACGGCTGGGGGCGAGTGCTGGATTACATCGGCGTAGAGTGGGAGAACAAACCAGGCCAGATCGCCGGTCAACTCTCTTTTGATGAGTTTTAAGCAAAAAGCCCCACCCGAAGAACCAGTTCGGGCAGGGCCAAAAGGTGAGCTATTGCAATCGCTCACCTCGATTATACATGGAGGTAAAACAAAATGCAAGCCATTAAAATCGAACCCGGCTGCAAGCCGGAACTGACCGAGATGCCCAACACTTTGCGAGCGTTTCAGCAGGCGGTGGGCGGCCACATCGAGGCCCACACCATCACCCGTAGTGACCTGCCCGCGTTGGTCGTGATCCTCAACGAGGAGGGCCGCCTGCAGGGCCTGCCCGCCAACGGGCGGTTGTACATGGGGCAGCTGTACGGCCACACCCTGGTGGGCCCGGTGGTGATCGTCCGGGCCGACGAGAGCGGCGAGGAATTCGCCGGCGCGACGGACGGGGACCTGCAGCTCATTACAACCTTATGGACCCCTGTGAAAGGAGGTAAGTGCAGATGACTGAAAACGATCGCATGACCCACCAGCGGGCCAGTGGCATCAAGGACGGCTACTGGAGCCCCGCAACCAAAGCAGAACTTGTGGAGCGCCTGGCCGAATACGAGGACACCGGCCTGCAGCCGTGGGAGATCAAGCAGTTGCTGGACGAAGTGGCCAGGCTGATAAAGGAGGTAAGCGACCATGACCAAGGTTGAACTCATCGCCCTGGCCGAACGCTGGCAGACCAAGGCTGACCGGGCCATGGAGCACTACCAGGAGGACGGCCTGGCCCGCCACAACCGCGAGCGGGAGCAGGCCCAGGACCTGGCCGACGCACTGCGGGTCGCCGCCAATGCGGCCGATGACCACAGCGAGCTGATCTCCCTGCGAGGCGCGGTTTACTGTCTGGCCGTCAAGGCCCACGCGGCCGCCGATGCGCTGGACGCGCCGGACCGGGCCAGTGACCGGGACATCCTCACCGACCTGGCCCGCAATGTCATATCCACCGCGCGGCTGTACGGGGTGGACAGCGGGCTGACAGCGTCACGCAAGCCCAAAACAAAGGAGGGCTGACCATGTTATGGCAAAGCGAAGACCCGACCCGCACCAGCAGCCCGCCCGTTGCGGGCTGCCCCGCCCAAGGCCCGCAGACTGCGCCTTCTGCATCTGGCGGGACGGCTGCCCCCGTACCCACAAGCCCACAGAGAAAATAATCCCTGACCATAAGCAAAAGGAGAAAAAGTATGAAAAACACTGACAGCATCCTGCAGATGGCCCGCGGCGCGTTCGTTGAGCGCGTCGATTATGAGATGCACAAGGTCATCGACAACATCCTCGACCCCAACACCAAGGCCACCGCCAAGCGCAAGATCACCCTCACCATCGAGCTTGTGCCGGACGATGAGCGCCAGCAGATCAACGTCCAGGTGACAGCCAAGAGCACCCTGGCCCCCACCAACCCTGTGGGCACCGCGCTCTACGTCACCGGCAACAGCAACGGCGAGCCTGTCCTGGCCGAACTGGTGCCTCAGGTGCCCGGGCAAATGGCCATGGACGACGCCGAACAGGAGGCCTCGAAGCTGCTTCGGCTGGCCAAGGAAATGTAAATGGAGGAACACACCATGACTTATTCCGAACGCCTCTGCGCCGCCCAGGACGCCGCGCTGGAGCGGGCATACATGGCCAGTCTGGAACCGGGCGACTACTACTATTCGGACAAACCCGACGATGAGGACCAGGACCGGCCGGAGGAGGAAGAAGCGTGAAGGTCGCCATGAAGAATGGGCGGATCGTCCTGGCACAGATCGAGCAGGCCCGGATGGACAAGCTCAAAAAGACCGGCCTGCTGCGGTGGAACCGGCGCGAGCGCACCTATTCCGCCCCCGTCAGCCTTGATCTGCTGAATGCGCTGGCGCAGATCTTCACGCTGCCGGACTGCATCGAGATCGAGCGCCGGCGGCTGGCCGGCGTCGCCCGCGAGCTGGACGCCCAGCGCGCAGCCGCCGAGCCGGCGCCCCTGGTCCCGTACCCGGTGCGGGCCAGGCTGTTCCGCCACCAGGTGCGGGCTGCCAACATGGCAATGTTGGTTTTTGGGGCCGTGCCGCTTGAAGAAGAGAGGACAAAACAGTGGGAAAAGTCAGAGTGATTTGCAGCCGCTGCGGAAAGATTGTGGAGCGTTACCCGTCGCAGGTGAGCGCCACCCCGTTTTGCAGCAGGTCCTGTGCCAAGTCCTACACCAGCGCTCGGATGCACAGATGGAACGAAACCGCAAACCCGAAAAATACATCCGATGGTTGGGACACATCCGCAAGGGAAGCAGCCAGAGCACGTGAACAGCAGAATAAAGGCCCTTGTCAAAAGGGCACCTACCCCAAGTTCTGTGGGAGGCACGAACACCGAGTAATTGCAGAGCAAAAGCTCGGGCGCAAGCTCCGCCCTGGTGAGGTGGTCCACCACATCAATGGGGACAAACACGACAATCGACCCGAAAACCTTATGGTTTTCCCAAATCAAAAAGAACACGCCGCTTACCACGCAGTGCATCCAGAGGAAAGCGGTGTACATCTTGGGAAGAGAGGTGATGCCACATGACAAACAGAGAGCAGCCCGGGAAGGGTTTTGGCCTTCTGTTTGAATAGCCCCGAAATGGGGTGCGGTTAGGTAAAACCCTAACAGCTATCGCCATCATGGGAGCGCTCTACCTCCAGCGCAGGATCACCCGAGTGCTGGTGGTGGCCCCCAGCAGCGTGTGCAGCGTCTGGCCCCACGACCTGGCGGCCTTCGCGGCCTTCCCCTATGAGGTGCGGGTGCTGCTGGGCGAGAAAAAGCAGAGGCTGGAAGCCCTGCGCAGCCTGACAAACTACCCCAACACGGCCAACCGGCTGCTGATCGCGGTCATCAACTACGAGGCCACCCACCGGGAGGGCATCTTCGAGGCGCTGGAAAGCTACGCCGCCGACATGATCGTCTGCGATGAGAGCCAGCGGATCAAAAACCCCAAGGCCGCCCAGTCCAAGGCGGTGCAGATGCTGGGCGACCACGCCGATTATCGGCTGATCCTCAGCGGCACGCCGGTCCAGAACAGTGTCATTGACCTGTACAGCCAGTACCGCTTCCTCGATCCGTCGGTGTTCGGCTCGAACTTCTACGCCTTCCGCAACCGCTACTGCCAGATGGGCGGCTACGGCGGCCACGAGGTGGTGGGCTTCCAGCACATGGACGAGCTGGTGCGCAAGGAGCACGCCATCGCCCTGCGGGTCACCAAGGCCGAGTGCCTGGACCTGCCCGGGCAGACCTTTGTCCGCCGGTATGTGCAGCTGGAGCCCGCGGCGCGGCGGCTGTACGCCCAGATCACCCGGGCCAGCTGCGCCGAGCTGGAAAACGGCGAACACGTCACCGCCTCCATCGTCCTGACCAAGCTGCTGCGGCTGATGCAGCTGACCGGCGGCTTTGTACAGGCCGACGGCGGCGACCGCCCCCGGCCCGCCGGCAGCGCCAAGCTGGACGCTTTGGCCGACATTCTGGAGGACTACGTCCAGGAAGCCGGGCAGAAGCTGGTGGTCTTTGCCCGCTTCCGCCCCGAGATCGCCGCCATCTGCCAGCTGCTGGAGCAGCGCGGCATCCGCTATGGCCGCATCGACGGCGAGGTCCCCATGGACCAGCGGGGCGCCATCGTCGAGACGTTCCAGCAGGACCCCGGCGTCAAGGTCTTTGTAGCCCAGATCCAGACGGCAGGCCTCGGCATCACCCTGCACGCGGCCAGCGCGGCGGTGTTTTACAGCCTGGACTTCAACTACGCCAACTACGCCCAGGCCCTGGCCCGCATCCACCGCATCGGGCAGGCACAGCCGGTCACCTACATCCATCTGCTGGCCGAGCACACGGTGGACGAGCAGGTGCTGGACGCTTTGGAGCGGAAGGAGGACCTGGCCCGCACCATCGTGGACGGCTGGAAAAAGTATTTTCAAGGAGAAAACCCATGAGCATTATGGAACAGTTGGACGCCTACCGCGCGCTGCTGGATAAAAAAGAGCAGCTGGCGGAAGCCGTCAAGGAGAACAACCGCGCCATCGAGGCCGCCCGGGACGCCCTGGCGGACAGCATGGTCAGCGAGGAAACGATGCAGATCGTACGGGACGGGTACAGCTACACCCTGACCCCCAAGACCAAGTACAGCAAGGCGGCCGGCCAGGATGAGGCCCTGATGGATGCGCTGCGCAACTATGGCCTGGGCAGCCTGATCCGGGAGACGGTCAACGCCCAGAGCCTCCAGGGGGCCATGAGCGCCCTGGCCGAAGAGAACGACGACGAGCTGCCCGAAGAGTTCGAGGGCCTTGTCAACGTGTACACATTCAACGACGTCACCCGGCGCAAAGCCCGGACGTTCCATAAACAGTAAGGAGGATTTACCTATGGCAGCCAATCTGATGAAAGCGGAAAACTTTTCTATCGTTCCCATGTCGGGCGAGATCGCCAAGATGCTCACCGAGGAGCTGGACGGTCTGGGGCAGGTGCCCTTCGACACGGTCAAGATCCCCAGCGGCGGCGGGCTGGCCTTTGAGGTTCCGGGCGACGACCCCGACAACCCCGAGACGGCCCAGTCCCTCACCGGCGTGATCGTCCATCACCACCCGGTCAATGTCTACTGGGAGCACGACTTCGACGGCTCGGGCGGCCTGCCCGACTGCAGCAGCCCCGACGGCAAGCACGGCCTGGACACCAGGACCGGCGAAGTCCGGGACTGCGCCACCTGCCCCTTCAACCAGTTCGGCAGCGGCGGCAAGGGCAGCGCCAAAGCCTGCAAAAACACCCATCGGGTCTACCTGCTGCGGGAGGACGAGGCCCTGCCCATCCTGCTGACCCTGCCGCCCACCAGCCTGCGGGCCTTCAAGGATTATCTGGCCAAGCGGCTCATTATGAAGGGCAAGCGCAGCGCCGACGTCATCACCTGCATCAAGCTTAAAAAGGAAAAGAACGCCGACGGCATCGCCTATTCGGCCTGCGTGTTCAGCAAAGCGGCCGACCTGGCCCCCGGCCAGATCGAGGCCATCCAGCCCACCTGCGCCTGGATCAAGGGCGTCGCCAGCCATGTGCCGGTGGTGGACCAGAGCGCAGAGCCGGATGCAGACGACGGCTTTGTGGATGTGCCCGACGATAAACCCATGCCGTTCTAAACTTTTGGGAGGCCCGCATGGACGAAGGAAAGAAAAGTGTCATCCTGTATACTGAGTGGGCGCAGCCGTTGAAAACCCTCTCTTTGGAGGATAAAGGCCGCATTTTTGACGCGATTTTGTCTTACTCCGAAACGGGAGAAACACCACATTTTGACAGCGCCGCCGCAGAAATGGCCTTTTCCTTTATCCGTCTGCGGCTTGACGAAAACGCCCAAAAATGGGCCGATATACGCCAAAAACGTCGCGAAGCAGGACGGCTTGGAGGCAAGCAGCGCCAGGCAAACCAAGTAAATCAAGCAAATGCTACTTTTGCTAAGCAAAACAAGCAAAGCCAAGCAAATCAAGCTGTTAATGTAAATGTTAATGCTAATGTAAATGCTAATGTAGCAGCTAAAGCTGCTATGCCACAAACGGATCCTGACACACCCCCAGAACAGCCAGCCGCCCCGCTGCTGCCGCCCTCGCTGGAAGAAAGCTGGCTGAGTTTGGGCCTCGGCAGGCGTATGGGTCCGGCCGTCCAACAGGCCCTGCGGGCCTACCTGGCGGCCGGGCTGGATGACGCCCTGATCGTCCAGGCCATGCGGGAGGCCGCCGAGCACGATGTCAAGGCTACCCTGCCCTATATCCGCAGCATCCTGGACCGCTGCCAGGCCCAGGGCATCCGCACCCTGGACGCCTGGCAGGCGGCCCACCGCGGCGGGGGTGGCAAGCGGGTGGATCGGGCGCAGCCCAGCGGGAACGATTTTTTGGCCGATGCGGCAACGCGGCCCAGGCGGCACAAGAGGAAGGGGTGATACAGCATGAAATCGGACGCCCGGCTTGTTCGTGGGGCGGCCCAGAAAGAGCTGGTCAAAGCCTTCGAATCCCTCTGTGGTAGGCATGGCAGGTGGGAGGTGTGGGCTGACTGGATCGTCATGTGCGCCTGCTCCATTTCCAACGCGGTTGACCGTGCGCACCGGAATGAACGCGAAAAGACGTACAAAACCCTGAGCGAAAAATACACGGAAGCCGAGCGGCAGACCATGGCCGAGATGCTGGGCATGGTTGTAGCCGCACTGGATGAAAACCAGGATCAAGACCTGCTTGGCGAAATTTTCATGACGCTCGGCCTCGGCAACGAGCACAACGGCCAGTTTTTTACACCCTACGACGTGTGCTGCGCTATGTCTGCGCTGAACAGTGAGAATATCGCCGCGCAGGTTGAGAGGCAGGGCTGGGTATCGGTCTCTGATCCCGCCTGCGGGGCCGGGGCGTTGCTGGTGGCATTCGCCAACGAGTGCCGGCGGCAAAAGGTCAACTACCAGCAAAGCGTGCTGTGCGTTGCCCAGGACATCGACTTTACCGTCGGCCTGATGTGCTACATACAGCTCAGCCTGCTGGGCTGCGCCGGGTACGTCGTGATCGGCGACACCCTGGTCCACCCGGCGACCGCCTATGACCGGAGGGGGCTGATCCCGCGGGATGAGGGGAACGTCTGGTATACGCCCATGTATTTTAGGGACGTCTGGCACTGGCGCCGGGTGTGGGCCCAGGTGGATATGATGTGCAGCGCGGAAAAGCCGCAAGGCGCAGAGGTTGTTTCAAAACCTGAAACAACCACACAAAAACCGCGGACGCGGCCTAAAAAGGCACAACCGGCCGCCAGTGAAAACGAATATGGGCAGCTGACCCTGTTTTGAAAAGAAGGAGTGACCCCATGCAATACAAACTGACCATCCCCGGCCGCCTGCCTGGCCTGAATGAGCTGATCGAGGCCGAGCGGGCCAACCGATACAAGGGCGCGCAGCTCAAGAAGGACGCCGAGCGCCGCATCTGCGCCGAGATCCGCCGCCAGCTGCACGGGGTACATATCCGCCGGCCGGTGGTGATGCGGTATCTGTGGGTCGAGCCGGACCGCCGCCGGGACCGGGACAACATCACCGCCGGGCGCAAGTTCGTCCAGGACGCGCTGGTGCGCTGCAAGGTCCTGCAAAACGACGGCTGGAAGGAGATCGCCAGCTTTGCCGATGATTGGGCGGTGGATAAGGTGAGGCCCCGGGTGGAGATTGAGATCGTCGAGACAGAGGACGACGTTGGAGGGGATATGAGATGACGTACAGAGAGTTTCTGGAGGGCAAGATCGACGTCGCGCCGCTGTCCGGCCTGGACGTGGGAGAAGATGAACTGAACCCTATCCTCAAGCCTCACCAGCGTGCCAGCGTGCTGTGGGCGCTGCGTGGCGGACGCCGGGCGATCTTCGCCCGGTTTGGCCTGGGCAAAACCGTTATGCAGCTGGAATGGTGCAGGCTGGTGCAAAAACACGCCGGCGGGAAAGCGCTGATCGTTCTGCCCCTCAATGTCAAGCGAGAGTTTGTGGACGATGCCGAAAACCTGCTGCACATTGCCCCGCCGGTCTATGTCCGCACACAGGCCGAGGCAGACGCAGCGGATGCTCCCATCCTCATGACCAACTACGAGCGGGTACGAGACGGCGACGTAGACCCGCGCGCCTTCGCGGCCGTCAGCCTGGACGAGGCAGCCACCCTGCGCAGTTTCGGCAGCAAGACCTACCAGGTGTTCCTGGACAAGTTCAAGGGCATCCGGTATAAGCTGGTCAATACGGCCACCCCGTCGCCCAACCGATACAAAGAGCTGATCCACTACGCAGGTTTCCTTGAGATCATGGACACCGGCCAGGCTCTCACGCGGTTTTTCAAGCGGGACAGCACCAAGGCCAACAACCTGACCCTCTACCCAGGCCGGGAGCGGGAATTCTGGATCTGGTGCGCGTCGTGGGGGCTGTTCCTGCAAAAGCCGTCCGACCTGGGATTTTCGGACGAGGGATACAGCCTGCCGCCGCTGGACATCCGCTACCATCGGCTGGACACCGACCTTGCCGACGCCGGATGTGACCGGGACGGCCAGCTCAAGCTGGCGCGGGACGCGGCCTTCGGCCTGCGGGACGCCGCGCGGGAAAAGCGGGAAAGCATCGACGCCCGCGTCGCAGAGGCAAAACGCATCATCGAAAGCGACCCGGACGCCCACTTCGTCCTCTGGCACGACCTTGAAGCCGAACGCATGGCCATCAAACAGGCCATCCCGGGTGCCGTTGACATCTACGGGTCCATGGAGGTGGAAGAACGGGAAAAACGGGTGGAGGATTTCGCCTACGGCCGGACCCGTATCTTTGCCACCAAAAAGAGCTTGTCCGGCAGCGGATGCAATTTCCAGAGGTATTGCCACCGGGCCATTTTCCTGGGCATCGACTATGAGTTCAACGACTTCATTCAGGCCATCCATCGCATTTACCGCTTTTTGCAGGCACAGCCGGTAATCATCGACATCATCTACATGGACAGCGAGGCCGAGATTCTGCGGGCGCTCAAGCAAAAGTGGCGGCAGTATGATGCGTTGACCGAGACAATGGAGCAGCTGATCCGGCAATACGGCCTGGGCACGGCCGCGCTGGAGACCTTGAAACGCACGATAGGAGTGGAGAGAGTGGAAGTCACAGGCAATCAATACAGGGCCATCCACAATGACTGTGTAGAGGAGCTGAAAACATGGCCTGACAACAGTGTGGACATGATCCTGACCAGTATCCCGTTCGGCAATCACTACGAGTACAGCCCCAGTTACAACGATTTTGGGCACAACCCGGACGACGAAGCCTTTTTCCGGCAGATGGACTTCCTTACGCCCAACCTGCTGCGGGTGCTGCGGCCCGGACGGGTAGCGGCCATCCATGTCAAGGACCGTATCCTGTTCGGCAACGCAACCGGCCTCGGAATGCCCAGCGTCGAGCCGTTCCACGCAGACACCATCCGGCACTTCATGCAGCACGGCTTTGTGTTCTTCGGCATGGTCACCATCGTCACCGATGTGGTGCGGGAGAACAACCAGACTTACCGTCTGGGCTGGACTGAGCAGTGCAAAGACGGCTCCAAAATGGGCGTTGGCTGTCCCGAGTACCTGCTGCTGTTCCGCAAGCTGCCCACAGACCGCTCCAAGGCCTACGCTGATGTGCCAGTCAAAAAGAGCAAAGAGGACTACACCCGCGCGCAGTGGCAGATCGACGCGCACGCATATTGGCGCTCAAGCGGCGACCGCCTGGTCACCAAAGCGGAAGTCGAGGCCGCGCCCGTGGACAAGCTGCAGGCTGTCTACCGCCAATACAGCCGCGACCATGTGTACAGCTATGACGACCACGTCCGCCTGGCCAAAGAACTTGACCAGGAAAGCCGCCTGCCGGCCACCTTCATGGTCTGCGCGCCGGGCAGTTGGACGGACGGTGTGTGGGACGACATCAACCGGATGCGCACCCTCAACACCAGCCAGCGGCTGAAAAAGCGGGAGATGCACATCTGCCCCCTGCAGCTCGATATTGTGGAGCGCGCCATCAACCGCTGGTCAAATCCCGGCGACACCATCCTTGACCCCTTCGGCGGCCTGATGACGGTGCCTTACATGGCCATCAAGATGCAGCGTTATGGCGTGGGCATCGAGCTGAACCCCGATTATTTCCGGGACGGCGTGGGCTACCTGCAAGAGGCCGACGAGGCTGGAAAGATGTTTACTTTATTCGATTTGGCGGGGGGTCTTTAACCATGAAGAAAGTCTACATCCTAACCATCGACCTCGAGAATCTGCGACCGCATGGAGAATGGGTAGTGCTCCAAATCGACAACTATTCTAATTGCGCAATTTTTGGATGTAGCCAGTGCAAAACTGCCGCAGGGATTATTACAAGACCGACATGGAGATTTTGCCCCCACTGCGGAGCAAAGATGGAGAACTGACCATGAGCAACGAGATTATGTTTCCGGACGTAAACGCGCAAGCGTTGAAAATTGTTAAATATAACCTCGAAAACCCAGATGTCACCATCAGCGAAAAAACAGAAGCCATAAAGCGCGTTGCAGAAATGAAGGCACACGACAACCTGAGCAAGGCGGATTTGATCTTCGCGCTGCGCTGGCTTTTCCGGTATTACGACTTTTTGGAGGAATAACTATGCGAAAGATAGCTGAAATCAAGAATGACAAACGTCTCCGAATCGTAGATTCCGGGTTTGATGGTATGGCCTGCTACATCAACGACAAGCGGTACAAGGCACCGCGGGAAATGGCCATTATCGCATCGTGGGCCGGTGGTTGGGAGCACGTCAGTGTGAGCCTTCGAAACAGGTGCCCCACATGGGAAGAAATGTGCCTTGTGAAGGATATTTTTTGGAGGGATGACGAATGCGCTGTTCAGTTCCATCCGCCTAAAAACGAGTATGTTAACCTCCACCCGTATTGCCTGCACCTATGGAAGAAGATCGGCGAAGAAACAGACCTGCCGCCGAAAGAATTTGTTTGATTTGGAGGTGCCCATGACATACCCTGAAAAAATCGCCTATCTCTACCGCTACCGCGACGCGCTGCGGCGGGAAAAGACCATCGCGGATGAGATCGAGGCCCTGCGCGCCGAAGCCGCCCGCGTCACTCAGGCGCTGACCGGGATGCCCGGCGGCGGGGACGGGCAGGCCATCCCGCGGGCGGTGGAGCGGATCGTGGACGCGCAGCAGCGCCTCGCCGCCGAGGCTGCGCGCTGCGCCGCCGCCCGCGCCGAGGTCAGGGCGGCCATTGATACCGTGCCCGACCCCCTGCGCCGGGACATCCTGACCCGGAGGTACATCCTCGGCCAGCGCTGGGAGCGGATCGCGGCCGACCACAATGTCACCCTGCGATGGGCGGCAAAACAGCACCACCGGACGGTGGATGCGATGGAAATTTCGCCCGAAAATCCCGAAAGAGTTCCTTGAAGTTCCTATTTCGGGCGAGGTATACTGTACTCGTAGAGCCACGGATGGAGACACCCGCGGCTCTTTTTGTATGCGGCGGTAGCTCAATGCAGAGCGGCGGTCTCCAAAACCGCGGGCTGCAGGTTCGACTCCTGCCCGTCGTGCCAGCATCCGGGACCCCGTAACCGGACCTCGAAAGCGCATGGTGGTTTCTTTGTGCATACACTCCTTTCCCACCGCCGGGAGCTGCGGGCGTCCCCCTTCGCGCCCGCCCAGGTCGGAGGCCCCGGAAGGCTGTAACAGGCCTGTGCGCTTTATTTTTTGTTTCGCGGGTCCTTCCTGGAGGGATTGGCCCTGCGGGGCACGGAAGG